CGTTACTGCTTCTTACGCACTAAACGTTACTGCACCAACATGGGATACAGTTTTAAATAAACCATCTGGTTTAGTTTCTGGATCATCCCAAGTTAATTTATCTCAAGCTTTTGGTACTGCTTCAAATGCAGTTTCATCATCATACGCAGTAACAGCATCACATGCTTTAAACCTTAAAGAAGGAATTGATATAGTAATTAATTCAGGTTCTTTTAATTATATCTCTGCACCAACAGCATCATTCGGCTATATTGAATCAATAACAGGTTCAGCTAAATTTATTGGGGATGCTTTTATTGTAGTAAATAGTAACACACCAACAGAGAGGTATTCAGGAATTTCTACCTTTGACTCCGGATCAGTAAACGTAACTGCATCATTCTTCTTTGATGCAATTACTAATGACTGGAATTACGAATATAAAAATATGGGCTCTGTAGATTACGGAGTAGCGTTATTTGGACCAGAATATAACACACAAGGATCTCCGGCATATAATACAAATAATAGATTAGTAAAATCTGACGGACAGCACCACTTAAATGATTCAAATATATCTGATAACGGTACAACAGTACAGGTTTATTCAAACATAATTGTAACAGGATCAGTAAGCGGTAGTACATATTATGGAGACGGGTCTAACCTAACAGGTATAGTAGGTACAACCTACTCTGCTGGAACAGGTTTAAACTTAGTAGGAACTACTTTTAATAATACCGCTCCAGACCAGACAGTAGCTATTACGGGACAAAACATAACTGTTAATGGATCATATCCAAACTTCCAATTAACAGGTTCTTTAACAGATATAACATCTCTTAATAGTAAATCAGGTTCTTGGGATACAGCATACGGTTGGGGAGATCATTCACTAGCTGGATACTTAACTTCCTATACTGAAACAGATCCAATCTTTACTGCACATACTGCTTCTAGTATAACCGGAACTCAAATAGGAAATTGGGATACAGCATACGGTTGGGGAGATCATTCTTTAGCTGGATACTTAACTTCATATACTGAAACTGATACGTTACAGACTGTAACAACAAGAGGAAGCTCAACATCAACTACAATAACAGCTGCCAACTTTATAACAACCTCAGATAAGAGATTGAAATCAGATATTAAGCCAATACAAGAAGGTTTGGAGACGATTAAAAAATTCGTATCTTATGAGTACGTTAAAGATGGAGTTCAAGATGCAGGCTTCCTAGCACAAGAAGTTCAAGAAGCTATCCCCTATTCAATCGGAGAAAGAGAAGATGGATTTTTAACAATGAGAGATAGACCAGTTCTAGCTCATATGCACAAAGCAATATTAGAATTAGAAGCAAGACTTGCAGCTATAGAAGAAAAATTAAACTAAGTTATGGCAGTACCTACGTCCGGTAATTTTGAAATGTTCGGCACCGGTAGTAATACTACTATCGCAGGTGCTATAGTTGAAGGGGGAGCTAATGTAGACGGACTAACAACATTCAATCAACTTATAGCTGCTTCAACAGCAAGTAGGTTTGATTATGATTTTGCCGGAGCAGTTTCATTTCCTCCAACTGATATTACACAAACTTACCAGTTTAGAGGGTATCCAGTAGCACCGGGTAACTGTAGAGCGATATGGGTAGATGATACTGTAGATTCAAGTAGATATGGTGCAAGATATATATTACCTAGCGGTCAACAAATAGATGTAGTTTATTCAAATTTATTTGGAACACCGTACGTTTATGGAGGAAATAGTGGAGTAGTTTACAATGTATGTTCTACTCTATCTCCTTCAACTTGGGATAGTGTGACTAATACCTTAGTAGATTTAGGAGGATTAGTTGTAAATTTTGTAGATGGAGGATCATGTTATGAGAATATCGAATGTGAATGGATAGCACCACCAACTCAAACACCTACAGGAACTCCTACACAAACACCAACTAATACACCAACTAATACCCCTACTCAGACTCCAACCCCTACACCAAGCCCGATAAGGTACTACTACCAATTAGCTAACTGTACAGACGGACCTTCTAACTCTATATATGTTTATAGAGATGGACTACCAATCATTGGCCCAGGAGAATCATTCAACTACTTTAGTAACTGCTACGAGTACTACGATACTGCTGGTAACGGAACAATAGATGTGGATGGACTAACAACATGTGTATGTCCAACACCAACTCAAACACCGACTAATACTCCTACTAATACACCAACACCAACAGGAACTCCTACACAAACTCCTACACAAACTCCTACACAAACACCAACTCCTACATTTACTGCAGGACCGACTCCTACACCGACTCCTACTACTACTTGCTTTGAATTAAGTCTAGGTTATAATGCTAGTAATGGCTATACTGCTTGCGGAGCTACACCAACACCTATATACGCAAATAATAGCAACCTATCAACATCCACAATACTGTATTCGACTAGTAACTGTACTACATTAGCACCGACAGGTTATTATGCTGATGACTTTGGATTTAGGTACTGGAATGGAAGTACACTAAGTATTTATACAAGCTGTATACCTCTAACACCTACACCGACTCAAACACCGGCTAGTACTCCACCATCAACACCTCCTAGTACTCCACCAAGTACTCCACCGGTTACCCCAACACCGACAAGCACATTTATACCTGCTCCGTCACCAACACCGACATCAACAACACCGGATCCGTATAACTACTACACAGTTAGAGGATGCCCTGGTTCTTTCTATGAGAATCAAGATATGAAAGTTAGAACGTTAAGCACATTTACAGATGTAAACGGTAACCCAAGTACAAGTAGTACTATATATAACAACGGAGGTTCATTCTATGCATATGCAACTATTAACTACACTACGTGGTTAGTAGACGCAGATTTACCGTCAATTACCTACAGTGGTATAGTAGATTTAGGATGCCCAGTTCCAACAGCTACTCCAACACCTACCCCTACTAACGTTCCGGTAACTCCAACACCTACCCCTTCTTCAACACCACCTTGCGGTACAGTAGAAACATTAGGAGATGGACTAACAAGTAATGATGCATGTAATGACTTTACAGCAGGAACAGGAACAGTAAGGTACCTAGACGGACCATTCCCATTCGCAACAATACTTTATAGGAACCCAGACTGTACAGGATTAGGAACAGCAGGATACTATTCTGATGGAGATGTATGGAGATACTGGAATGGTAGCGCATTTACTACAAACGGTTCTTGTCCAACCTATTAAAACTAAAATAAAATGTGGTTATATAATACAAACTTAATAACAGAGATTTCAGACATGCCCGTAAACACTTACGGGTTCATTTACGAAGTTTTACATATACCAACCGGTAAAAAGTACATTGGTAAAAAAGTTTTATATTTTGAAAGAAATAAAAGACTTGGTAAAAAGGAATTAGAAGAGTTACGACTAGAAAGAAAAGAAAACGGAATAGGAGGTAGAACTCCTTTGAAGAAAAAAGTAATAACAGAATCAGATTGGAAGACATATTACGGTTCTCATCTTGATATTAAGAAGATATTAAAAGAAGATGGACCAGAAAGTTTTAAAAGAACTATCCTAGAATATGTACCTAATAAGAAGCTTCTAACATATTATGAGTGTAAATACCTATTTATAAAAGAGGTACTAGAAAATCGAGATAACTATATAAATGATAACATTCTCGGTAAATTCTACAGAAAAGATTTTAACCTATGATTAAATTAAAAGACGTAATCGGATACCCATCACTTCAATACCACTTAGACAATGGTCTCTCTTTACATGAACATGTCTACCGTTATTCTAGCGATGCCTTTGTTAATCTATTTAAAGAAGCAAGAGAAGCTCTTAGCAACGAGGAAATAGAGTTAGACGAAGAAGATAGAGAATTACTTGAAACAACAGATATAGGAGAATATGGAGATTACAATGGTATGAAAGTACCTTTAGATCTTCCAATGGTATCTTCTAAATATAACCCATTATTTGAAATCGGATCATATATTGATGAGATGATGGAGAATGAAGACTTATTAGATGAAGGAGCTACCCTAGAGGGTATGATTGACTTTGACGAAATAAAAGAACTTTGTGATTCAATCGGAGTTAACATTAATATGGAGCAGTTTAGAAAAGCTGTTAAACATAATAATGAGAATTTAGACTACAACGGCTTCGATATGATTAAAGCTTCAGTAGACTATATTCCTGAAGCCGAATACAAAGGAAAGAAAGTACAATTAAATAAACCAAAAAGAGGGGGATCTAAAAAGTTCTACGTTTACGTTAAGAATCCTAAAACAGGTAACGTAAAGAAAGTTTCTTTTGGTGATACCGGATTATCGGTTAAGTTTAAACAAAAAGGAGCAAGAGCTTCATTTGCAGCAAGACATAAATGTGCTGCTAAAAAAGACAAAACAAAAGCAGGATACTGGTCTTGTAATATTGGACGATATTGGAAATCATTAGGAGGAAGTTCAAACTTCTCAGGATACTGGTAGAAAAAACTAATGATATGAGTTTACTGGATAAATTTAAAAAAGATGGTTCGCTTTTAAATAAAAGCAAAGGTGTTACTCCTGCAAATGCATTTACTTCGAAACTAAAAAGCATTGCAGCAGCACAACCTGAATCTAAGCCTGCACCAAAAGGACCAGGACAGACTACAGGACCGCAAACCTGTTCTCAATATACATTTATTTCAGATGGAGGGTCTACTGTTGCATTTAATTTTAAACCTTGTAGTAGTTCATCTTACATAACCCTGAGAATACCTAACGGCGATTCATCAGACCTAACATGTGCTGTAGACGGATCAATTACAATGACTCCAGCTAATGGAACTATATTAAAAGGCCAGGACTGTACCCCTGTCGTAGTAGCACCCGCCCCTTCTAGTACTCCTACCGGAACACCGGCAAGTACTCCTGCATCAACTCCTGCATCAACTCCTGCATCAACTCCTGCATCAACTCCTGCTAGCACACCAGCACCACCACCTTCAAGCACTCCTACCGGAACACCGGCAAGCACCCCTGCATCAACACCAGCTAACACACCAGCACCGGCACCTTCTAACACTCCTACAGAAACACCAGCTAGCACACCAAACAGTACACCAGCTAGCACACCAAACAGTACACCAGCTTCAACACCTAATAGCACACCAGCTAGCACACCAAACAGTACACCAGCTTCAACACCTAATAGCACACCAGCTTCAACACCTAATAGCACACCAGCTAGCACACCAGCTAGCACACCAGCTAGCACACCAGCTAGCACACCAGCT